ACCACAAAGGCCCGCGTCAGTGGCAGCGCCGCCTGCTGCGCAAGATCGCAGAGCACATCCGCAACAACGACAACGCCGCCGCCTACAAGGTGTTTCGCAGCGCGGTCGCCTCCGGTCGCGGGATTGGCAAGTCGGCCTTGGTCAGTTGGCTCGTGCTGTGGATGTTGTCCACGCGCATCGGTGCCACCACTATCGTGTCGGCCAACAGCGAGGCGCAGCTCCGCTCGATCACCTGGTCGGAGATCACCAAGTGGCTGGCACTCCTCATCAACAGCCATTGGTTCGAAATCAGCGCAACGCGGGTCAGCCCGGCCAAGTGGTTGGCTGAGATCGTGGAGCGCGACCTAAAGAAAGGCACGCGGTTTTGGTCGATCGAGGGGCGCCTCTGGTCGGAAGAAAACCCGGACGCTTACGCCGGTCTGCACAACGTGGACGGGGTGTTTCTGGTGTTCGACGAGGCGTCAGGCATTCCTGACCCAATTTGGGACGTCGCCCAAGGCTTCTTCACAGAAAACACGCCGAACCGCTTCTGGATGGCCTTTAGCAACCCTCGGCGCAACCAAGGCTATTTCTTCGAGTGTTTCCATTCCAAGCGGGAATTCTGGCATTCGGAGCACATTGACGCTCGCGACGTCGAGGACACGGACAAGGCGATCTACGAGCAGATCATTGCGGAGTACGGCAGCGACAGCCCGCAGGCCCGCATTGAGGTGTACGGGGAGTTTCCGAGCGCGGGCGACGACCAGTTCATCCCGCCGCAACTGGTGGACGAGGCCGCCCAACGACCCCGGTACAAGGACGCGGACGCGCCGATTGTGATTGGGATCGACCCGGCGCGCTCAGGCGCCGACAGCACCGTGATCGTGGTGCGCCAAGGGCGCGACCTGCTGCACATCAAGCGGTACCGGGGCGACGACACCATGACCACAGTGGGCCACGTCATCGACGCCATCGAGGAGTACAGGCCGACGCTGACAGTGATCGACGAGGGTGGGCTGGGCTACGGCATACTTGACCGGCTGACGGAACAACGGTATAAGGTGCGTGGGGTAAACTTCGGTTGGAAGTCAAAGAACCCGATTATGTGGGGCAACAAGCGGGCTGAGCTGTGGGGCGCAATGCGCGAGTGGCTTAAGTCAGGCAGCATCCCCCACGATCGGCAGTTGAAGTCAGACTTTACCGGCCCCAAGACCAAACCGGATTCGGCCGGGACGATCTTCTTGGAGAGCAAGAAGGACATGAAATCAAGAGGGCTAGCCTCACCGGACGCAGCAGACGCGCTAGCGTGTACGTTCGCGTTCCCGGTCGCCTCGCGTCAGTCGTCCTACAAGCCTGACCGCGTTGTCGCCTACTCTGACCGCAACAGCCAAGCCGCCGGATGGATGGGCGCATGAGCAAAAAGTCCGTCAGTCTGTCGGTGGGGCGCGGTGAAAAGCTGCCGACCAAGGAAGGTGCCGGGCTGACCGCCAAAGGGCGGGAGAAGTACAACCGCGAGACAGGCAGCAACTTGAAAGCGCCTGCGCCCAGCCCCAAGACGGAAGCAGACAAGGGCCGCAAAGCCAGCTTCTGCGCTCGTATGGGTGGGGTAGCAGCCAAGGCCAAAGATGGCGAACGCGCCAAAGCGGCGCTCAAACGATGGAAGTGCTGACATGGCAACGAAACCTGGTCTTTACGCTAATATCAACGCAAAACGCGAGCGCATAGCTGCTGGCAGCGGCGAAAAGATGCGAAAGCCGGGCGCCAAAGGCGCGCCGACGGCTAAGGACTTTAAAGAATCTGCCAAAACTGCTAAAAAGAAATAATTATGCCGCTCGTCAAATCAGCATCGCCCGCTGCCTTCCGAAAAAACGTGAAGGCTGAGATGGCCGCAGGCAAACCGCAAAAACAAGCGGTTGCAATCGCGTATTCGGTCAAGCGTGAAGCAGCCAAGCCCGCCAAAGGCAAGAAATGAAAGAAAAAGACGTCCTTGAAACGATGCGAACGCGGCTGCGGGTGGCGATGTCGGCGCATTCAGACAGCCGTCAGGATCAGCTTGACGATCTTCGGTTCATGGCAGGCTCGCCAGACAACAACTGGCAATGGCCCGCAGACGTCTTAAAAACGCGTGGGAACGCTCAAGGGCAGACAATCAATGCCAGACCCTGCCTGACCATCAACAAGCTTCCACAGCACGTTAAACAAGTCACCAACGACCAACGCCAAAACCGTCCTAGCGGCAAAGTCATTCCGGTTGACGACAACGCCGACGTCGAGATGGCTGAAGTGCTGGACGGCATCGTCCGCCACATCGAGTATCTGTCTGACGCTGACGTCGCCTACGACACCGCGTGCGAAAACCAAGTCGTCCACGGCGAAGGCTACATTCGGCTGCTGACGGAATACTGCGACGACGACAGTTTTGACCAAGACATCAAGATCGGCCGAGTCCGGAACCCGTTTTCGGTTTACATGGATCCAATGATCCAAGACCCTTGCGGTGCTGACGCCCAGTATTGCTTTATCACTGAAGAAATCACCAAAGAAGAGTTCCACCGCGAGTACCCGAACGCCTCTCCTGTGACGTCTATCATGGCGCAAGGCGTGGGCGACCAAGATTTGACGCAGTGGGTGGCAGAAATGACCATCCGCATCGCTGAATACTTTTACTACGAGCACAAACAGGTCGATTTGAATCTGTATCCGAACGGTCAAACGTTTTTTGCCGACGACCCGCAAGATAAACAGATGAAACAGATGGGCCTGCGCCCCATTCGGACGCGAAAAGTCGACCGAAAGCAGGTGAAATGGGTCAAAACCAACGGTTTTGAGATCCTGCAAGAGCGCGATTGGCCAGGCAAATACATTCCGGTCGTCCGAGTGGTCGGAAACGAGTACGAAGTCGACGGCGACGTTCAAATTTCAGGCTTGGTGCGTAACGCCAAGGACGCCCAACGGCTCTACAACTACTGGGTCAGCCAAGAGGCTGAAATGCTTGCGCTCGCCCCCAAAGCACCGTTTATTGGCTACGGCGGGCAGTTTGAAGGCTACGAGCACCAGTGGAAGACGGCCAACGTCAACAACTGGCCGTATCTGGAGGTCAATCCAGACGCTACAGACGGCGCAGGAGCGCCTCTGCCGCTGCCGCAGAGGTCTACTCCTCCGATGGCTCAAACGGGCCTCATACAGGCCAAAATGGGGGCTTCTGACGACCTGAAGTCTACCACGGGTCAGTACGACCCCAGTCTGGGCGCGTCATCGAACGAACGCTCAGGCCGCGCCATTCTTGCCCGGCAGCAGCAGAGCAACACCGGCACGTTCCATTACGTTGACAACCTGGCTCGTGCTATCCGCTACATCACGCGCCAGATCATTGACCTGATTCCCAAAATCTACGACACCCGTCGGATTGCGCGGATTATCGGCATTGACGGTGAAGTTGACCAAGCCATCATTGACCCCAGCCAACAGCAAGCGGTCACAAAGCTTACCGACGAGCAGGGCATCGTCATCCAGAAGATCTACAACCCCAGCGTCGGCAAGTACGACGTCAAGGTCACGACCGGTCCTAGCTACATGACCAAGCGTCAGGAGTCGATGGAAGCGATGGGTCAGATCCTGCAAGGCAACCCGCAGTTGTGGATGGCTGCTGGCGACCTGTTCGTCAAGAACATGGACTGGCCTGGTGCGCAGGAGCTTGCAGCGCGTCTGAAGAAGATGATCGACCCCAAACTGCTGCAAGACGATGACGACCCGGCGATCCAGGCGGCCAACCAGCAGATCGAGGCGCTGAACGGGCAGCTCCAGCAGATGATGGGGCTGTTGCAGAACGTCAATCAGTCGATGGAAGCGCAGGATATTGCGATCAAGTCGCAGGCTAACGACATCAAGGCGTATGAGGCCGAGACGCGACGGATTCAGGCGATGTCAGCGGCCATGTCGCCGGAGCAGGTCCAAGAGGTCGTCATCCAGACCTTGCGCGACGTGATGGATCTAGGCAATCTAGCTCCTATGCCGCAGAACTTCATGCCCGAGCAGCCGATGATGATGCCGCCTGAACAAGGAATGCCGCAATGACCTGCGAAGTCTTTATCGGGCAGCTTTTTCTGGCGCGGGATGTCACCCATTCGGTACACCTCAACACTAGGTCATACGCCAAGCACAAAGCGCTGAACAAGTTCTACACGGGCGTCATTGACTTGGCAGACGATTTTGCTGAAGCCTATCAAGGCAAGTACGGCCTGATCGGGCCGATTGCGTTGCAGTCGGCCAAGAAGACCAACAACGTGGTCGAGTTTTTGGAAGATCAGGTCAAAGAGATCGAAAACACCCGGTACAAGGTCGTCGACAAGGAATGCACGCCGTTGCAGAACATCATCGATGAAATATTGGCGCTGTACTACTCCACGCTCTACAAACTTAAATTCTTGGCGTAAAGCATGGCACTTGTCTTAAAAGACCGTGTAAAAGAAACCACGACCACTACCAGTACAGGCACCTACACGCTTGGCGGGGCGCAGGTTGGGTATCAATCGTTTTCCGTTGTAGGTAACGGAAACTCCACCTATTACACGGTCACTGACGGTACGAACTGGGAAGTTGGTGTCGGAACTTATACGTCATCTGGTACGTTGCTTAGTCGAGACACTATCCTTGAGAGTAGCAACGGCGGATCAGCAGTCAATTGGGGTGTAGGTAGCAAAGATGTATTCCTGACCTATCCGGCAGAACGAGCCGTGTTGGTGGACAACAATTCCGAAATTGTTCCTGCGACATCAGCAAGTCTGGTTGGCAACACCACCACGATTCAGCTTAGAAACAGCAGCACACCCGGATCGGTTCCGACTGCTCTTAGCCTGTCTGCTGGTGAGTTGGTGGTCAACACCGCTGACGGGAAACTGTACTTCTTGGACAGCGGCGGGACGGTCAAGGTGTTGTCGCAGGCTAATCAGATCGCTCCGCTGACGACAAAGGGCGATCTGCTTGTCAACGATGGCACGAGCAATGTGCGTCTTCCCGTTGGGACTAATACTTATGTTCTGACTGCTGATAGTGCCGAGGCAACAGGAGTTAAGTGGGCTGCTGGTGGTGGTGGTATATCGAGCGCAGACATCCAAGAGTTCACGAGTTCTGGCACATCGACATGGACCAAGCCTGCTGGGGCGAAGATGGTCTATGTGCTGCTGTACGGTGGCGGCGGGGGTGGCGGGTCTGGTAGAAAACGGTCTAGCAGTGGTCTTGCTACTGCTGCTGCTGGTGGCGGCGCAGGTGGAGCGGGAGGCAGGACAGAACTGTGGATACCCGCATCTGCACTTGGGTCTACTGTAACAGTAACTGTTGGTGCGGGTGGTACTGGCGGCGCTGCTAATACTACAAATGACACAAACGGGATTGCTGGTAGTGGGCAAACCAACTCCAGCTTTGGGTCTTTTGCGTTAGCAAGAGCCGGTTCTTCTGGTTCTGGTGGTTCCACATCAACTGGATCTGGTGCGAGTTCCGGCGGCGGTCTTGCCGAAACAACATCGAGCAGTTCTTTATATACATCGGATGGTGGTAGCGGTTCTACGATCATTGGCTCAAACGGTAGTCGCGGTGGGTATAAATCAGGAGGTGGAGCAGGCGGCGGAGGGTTTACAGCAAGCAGCACAACAGAAAGGTCTGGAGGAACTGGTGGGTTAGGAGGCTCTTTGTTTGACACTTCAACAACTTCAACTACTGGAGGTGGAACTGCTGGAAACACAAGTGGCGCACCAAACGGTGGTCCTGGAGCAGCAGCCTCTTCCTACTTTGTTGGTGGTTCTGGTGGTGGCGGTGGCGCAAGCAGCGGAACTACTGCTGGCAACGGCGGCGCAGGTGGCTACCCGGCAGGTGGTGGTGGTGGCGGTGGCGCAGGGTACACAGTCAACTCCGGTGCTGGCGGCAATGGTGGCAACGGTTATGTCCGTGTTGTGACCTTCTTCTGACGAGGACAAAATGCCAAAGCAATTCCTCCTCAATCCCGATGGTAGCGTTCCCGCAAACGCGAATGTCGAACTGCTTCAAGCAGAGGGAATACCGCTGGTGTTGCCGACAGAGATGCCAAGGCAATCCGGCATGATTGCTGTCGAGCAAGAACCGCAGCAGGACGAGCATGAAGTCTGGCGGCAGGTGTGGGTGCTTCAGCCTGCGCCAGAGCCTGAGATTGCCCCGGTCGATCCGCTGGCTGCGCTGACCGATGAGCAGAAGGCTGCGCTGGTTGCTTTGCTGCAAGGAGTGTTGGTCTGATGTTTGGATTCGGATCCTTTTCGGAGTTGCCGTTTTGTGCGCTGCCGGATTTTGGCCCGGTGCCTCCAGTGCCGTTGCCCACATACGCCAACTATTACATTAAACTTCGCACGTTCACAGAACGCTGGAGATTTTGAATGTCAATGAACTTAAAAGCAATCACCACACGGTTGGGCTATCAGCAGATCACAAGCTTGACGGCTGCCGCGTCTTTGACCGTGCCGTCTGTAGATTTGAACGGTCTGTCTTGCAAGCCTGCAATCGCCATCATCGTGCCAGAAGGCGCGTCTGTGCGCTGGCGCGATGACGACACTGACCCGAGCAGCACTGTAGGAATGCCTCTTGCGGCGGGTGTCACGCTTCAGTACGATGGCGATCTGACCAAGATTCGCTTTATTGAGTACGGCGGCACCGCTAAACTTAACGTCAGCTATTACGCTTGAGGTTGCCATGAACGTATTCAACGATAGCCCGCAAATCGACTATGTCGACTACTTCACCAACCAGCTACCAAAAAACTTGGCGGCAATGGCGCAGTTGCGCGACGAACTGGCAAGGCGACAAGGTGCCATGACTGCGGTCGACGACGCCAACAAGCTTCGTACTGAGGCGGCTGCCATTTTGGCCGACGCAAAAGCGCAGTATGCGGATCTGACTGCCAAAGCCAAAACTGAGTACGACTCGGCAATGACGAAAATTAAAGCCGCTCAGTCCAAGTTAGACAACACGCTTAAAGAGCTTAACGCCCGTGAAAAAGCGTTTGACGACAGCTACACGGTTCGAGTTGCAGACATTACGCGGCGAGAAACCAACACTGCTATTCTGGAAAAAGAACTTGCCGACAAGCAGACGCGTCTGAATGTATTGGATGCCAAACTTGCCGCTGACCGTGCAGCACTTGACGCGCGAATCAAAGCGTTTCAAGATAAGGTTGCGTCTTTGGCTGTTTGACGTACAATAGCCCCGTACTGGCGCGGCACACCAGGCACTCGACAGAGTGAAAAATGACTGATAATACTCAACCAGCGGAGTTTGATCCCGCGACGGCAGCCCCCGAGACGGCCTCGGAGCAATTGCCAGAGCAGCCACCTACGCAAGAGGCTGCCGAACAAGAAGCGCCGGCCAAGACGTTCACTCAAGATGAGTTGGACGACATTCTTCGCAAGAGGCTTGCAAAAGAGCAACGGAAATGGGAGCGCCAAGCGCGCCAGCAGCCGCAGATACCGGCAGCGCCCCAAGAGCTTCCGCCTGCTGATCAGTTTGAGTCCGTCGACGCCTACGCGCAAGCGCTGGCCGAGAAGAAAGCTCAAGAGATGATCCAGCGACGGGACATGGAGCGTCAACAGTCTGAGCTGCTGGAGGGCTACGCAGAGCGTGAGGAAACAGCTCGGGACAAGTACGAGGACTTCGAGTCCGTCGTTTACAACCCGAACCTGCGAATCACCACTTTGATGGCGCAGACGATTCAGGCATCTGACATTGGCCCCGACATCGCGTATCACCTCGGGTCCAATCCGAAAGAAGCCAACCGTATCGCCCAACTGCCGCCGCTGTTGCAGGCCAAAGAGATCGGGAAACTGGAAGCCAAACTGGCTGACAACCCTCCCATTGTTCGTAAACAAACCAAAGCGCCTGATCCTATCGCGCCTGTTGCTTCAAACCGCTCTTCAGCACCGAAATTTGATACGACCGATCCTCGGTCAATCAAAGAGATGTCGACGGGTGACTGGATTGAAGCTGAACGGCAGCGTCAGATCAGGAAAATGCAATCACGCATGAATGCGTAACGAAAGGATCTACTGTGAGTAATTCACTTCTTACGATTGACATGATCACGAGGAAGAGTCTCGAAATTCTCGAGAACAACCTTGTGATCACCCGTACCGTTAACCGTCAGTACGACGACAGCTTTGCCAAGTCCGGCGCCAAAATCGGTTCTACCCTGCGTATTCGTCTTCCGGATCGCGCGCTGGTGACCGATGGTGCTGCGCTGCAAGTGCAAGACGACGTTGAGCAAAACACCTCGCTCACCGTGTCGAGCCAGAAGCACATCGGCATTAACTTCACCACTGCTGAACTGACCATGCAGTTGGACGACTTCGCTGAGAGGGTTCTTAAGCCTCGTATCAGCCAGTTGGCCGCCAGCATTGATGCAGACGTGGCAAATTCCTTTCAGAGCATCTTCCAATCGGTCGGCACGCCTGGCACGACTCCCGGCACCAGTCTTGTGCTGTTGCAGGCGCAACAGAAGCTGAACGAAGCGGCAGCGGTCATGTCGCCTCGCTATGCCACCGTCAACCCGGCCGCCAACGCCGCGTTGGTCGAAGGCATGAAGGGTCTCTTCAATCCCGTGTCGACCATCAGCAAGCAGTTCAAGTCTGGCCTGATGGGCGAAGGCATTCTTGGGTACGAAGAACTCAACATGAGCCAGTCGATCAAGCAGCACACGACCGGCACCCGCACGGGCGCGCACACTGTCACCACGACCGTGTCGACCCAAGGCGCGACCACCATCGCGATCACCGGCACGGGCACGCAGATCATCAAGAAGGGTGATGTGTTCACCATCGCCAGCGTGTTCGCGGTCAACCCGCAGACCCGTGAGTCGACCGGCTCGCTCCAGCAGTTTGTGGCGACCGCTGACGCAACGGCGACCGGTGGCGCGTACACCGTCAGCGTAAGCCCAGCGATCTTTACTGCCACGCAAGCTCTGGCAACTGTGGATTCGTTCCCGCAAGCCTCTGCCGTAGTAACCTTCTTGGGCAGCGCCAGCACCCAGTACCCGCAGAACCTGATCTACCACAAGGACGCCATCACGTTCGCCACCGCCGACCTCGTCATGCCGCAAGGTGTTGACATGGCAAGCAGGCAGGTCCACAACGGCATTTCGATGCGTATCGTGCGTCAGTACGATATCAACAACGACCGTATGCCTTGCCGGATTGACGTGCTGTACGGCTTCGGAGTTATCCGTCCGCAGATGGCTGTGCGGATGTGGGGCTAAACAAAGGGGCTTCGGCCCCTTTCACCAAATTTTGAAAGGATTGAATCATGTCTCTCCCTAATGGCGCTGGTGGTTACCAAGTCGGCGACGGTAATCTTGACGAAATTATCTTTG